TTTTTGGAAGGGACCCGTATTCGCACTCGGCTACGATCCAAGCAGGAGCACATAGGGACGTACATGTTCACGGTGATTCCGATGTTGGATGGCTTTAGTGCGGAGCCTGAGCAGAGCAAGGAGTTTTACTTCATCAAACTAGACAACGGGCGTTTTACGGCGCAACCTACGAATCATTTGTTGGTACAGGACAAGTCATTTATTACCGAGTCGTCTTGGCCCAAGTTAAGTCGTCAAACTAGCATTTGGAGTGTTGACCATGGCAGCGAAGAGTAAGGTAAACGCGGCGGGCAATTACACGAAGCCTGAGATGCGCAAGAAGTTGTTCAACGAGATCAAGGCGAGTGCCACTCAGGGCACGGCAGCGGGGCAATGGTCAGCTCGCAAAGCTCAGTTACTGGCTAAGCGGTACAAGGAAAAGGGCGGCGGGTACAGGGATTAACCATGAAACCCTCACAAAAGTCACTTAAAGACTGGACCGCTCAAGAGTGGCGAACCAAATCTGGCAAGCCCTCATCGAAGACGGGCGAGCGTTATCTTCCGAAGGCGGCGATTGAGTCGCTTTCCCCGCAGGAGTATGCGTCTACGACGAGGGCCAAGCGTGAGGGCAAGGCGAAGGGCAAGCAATTTGTAGCGCAGCCCTCAAAGATTGCAAAGAAGACTGCGCGTTTCCGTTAAGTATGAGCCAACCGGCCACGAAACCGGCCATGCAGAAGCCGTTGACGCAGAAGGATCTGATTAAGAAGCTCAACGAGTTATCTGTTGAGGACTTAGAGGCTCTCCTCGCGCACACCAAATGGGAGCAGTCTCGGCACAAGCATCAGGTTCCTCCGGGCGGCTTATGGACGGTGTGGTTGATGTTAGCGGGTCGTGGTGCGGGCAAGACTCGTGCGGCGGCGGAGTGGACTTGGTGGGAGGCGTATCAGAATCCTGAGACTCGTTGGTTGGTGTGTGCGCCGACTTCTGCGGACATTAGAGACACTTGTTTTGAGGGTGATTCGGGGTTAATTAGTGTCATTCCGGAGAAGTTGGTCAAGGAGTACAACCGTTCGCTTTCGGAAATCATTTTGGTTAACGGGTCGCTCATCAAGGGCATATCGGCGGAGACGCCGGATCGGTTGCGTGGTGGTCAGTGGCATGGTGCGTGGACGGACGAGTTAGCGGCGTGGCAATACGACCAAGAGGCGTGGGACATGATTATGTTTGCGCTTCGATTGGGCAAGCATCCGCGTATTGTGGCGACGACGACACCGAAGCCGAAGGCATTGATTCGGGATTTGATTGAGCGTGACGGGGCGGATGTTCACGTTACGAGGGCATCGACTTACGAAAACATTGCCAATTTGGCTCCGACGTTCCAGCAGCAGTTGTTGAAGTTTGAGGGTACGACGCTTGGTCGGCAGGAGATTCACGCTGAGGTATTGAATCCTGAGGATCAGGGGATTATTCGGCGTTCTTGGGTGAATTTGTGGCCAGCGAAGAAGCCGTTGCCGGTGTTGGAGCACATAGTGATGTCGTTGGACACGGCATTTACGGAGCAGACGCGGGACAAGAAGACTTCTGACGCGGACCCGAGTGCGTGTGTGGTGTTGGGATTATTCCATCAGGACGACAAGCCGAACATTATCTTGCTGGATTGTTGGGAAGATCGGTTAGGGATGCCTGATTTGATCAAGCGGATTCATCGGGAGCGTGAAGTTTATTACGGTGGGGAGGAGCAGCGGCCTGTAATTCGTCCTTTGGTGGGTCCGAACCGTACTCAGGGCTTTGGTCGGCGTCCGGACACGATTGTGATTGAGGACAAGGGCAGCGGAATCAGTCTTCGGCAGTTATTGACTCGCGAGGGCATCATTGCGCATGCGTACAACCCCGGAAAGGCGTCGAAATTGACTCGTTTGCACATGGTTTCTCATCTTTTTGCGAGTGGGATGGTGTGGTTTGTGGAGTCTGAGAAGCGCAGGGGGCAGGCTAGGAGCTGGGCGGAGCCGCTTTTGTATCAATTGTGTGCATTTTCGGGTGAGGGGAGCATTCGACACGACGATTTGATGGATGCGTGCACACAGGGATTACGTTTCTTGGCTGACAGGGATATGATAAGTGTGAGCAAACCCAAGCCGTTGCAACCGAGGCTGATTGTGAACGAGCGGCCAAGAGGAAACCCGTATGGCGTCTGACAGTGAAAACACGATTAAGGGTGCCCAAGAGGAATTGGGCGAGATGTTTGAGCTTCCCGAGGAGGCAGCGGAGGTTGAGGACACTGAGGACGGCGGTGCGATAGTCATTCTTGAAGAAGAGTCTGTTGTTTCTGTCAAGGAGATGGAGTTTTACGCCAATTTGGCTGAAGAGTTGCCCGAAGGCGACATGGATGAGTTGGCGCAGAGCTTGGTGGGGTTGATTTCAAAGGACAAGGAAGCGCGAAAGAAGCGCGACGAGCAGTATGAAGAGGGGATTCGACGGACGGGACTTGGAGATGATGCACCGGGCGGCGCTTCGTTTCAGGGTGCAAGTCGAGTTGTGCACCCCATGCTCACGGAAGTCTGCGTGGACTTCTCTGCCCGCGCTATTAAGGAGATTTTCCCTGCTGAGGGGCCTGCGAAAGATCACATTGTTGGGGAAGACACGGCTGAAAAGGTAGCCAAGGCGCAGCGTAAGACGCGGTATTTGAACTGGCAGTTGACCCAGCAGATGCCGGAGTTTCGGGCCGAGTTGGAGCAGTTGCTCACTCAGGTTCCGCTTGGTGGCGCACAGTATTTGAAACTTTCTTACGACGCGAACAAGAAGCGTCCGGTGCCTCTTTTCATTGGCATCGATGACATTTACCTGCCGTATGCGGCAACGAACTTTTATTCTGCCGAGCGCAAGACTCACGTTCAGTATGTGACGGAGATTGAGTATCTCCAGCGCGTGCGTTCTGGGATGTACCGGGATGTGGAGTTAGCGCCGACGACGGCTGACCCTGATGTATCGCGCAGTGAGAAGGCGAACAACAAGATTGAGGGTCGTGACGACGGGGCGTATGACGTTGACGGGTTGCGAACGATTTTTGAGGTTTACGCGATTGCGGACCTTGAAGAAGAGTATGGGTTAGCGCCGTACATCATTTCGATTGACAAATCGACCGGCAAAGTTTTGAGCATTTACCGCAACTGGCAGGAGAGCGATCCTACTTTTGAGGAGATGCAGTGGATCATTGAGTTCCCGTTTGTGCCGTGGCGTGGTGCGTATCCGATTGGCATCCCGCAGATGATTGGCGGCATTTCGGCAGCGGCTACGGGTGCTTTGCGTGCGTTGCTTGACAGTGCACACATTGCGAACTTCCCCGGCATGTTGAAGTTGAAGGGTGGCCGCGAGGGTGGTCAGTCTGAGCGCATTGATCCGACTGAGGTGAAGGAGATTGAGGGTGGTGCGTTCAGTGACGATATTCGCAAGATTGCGATGCCGTTGCCGTTCAACCAGCCTTCGGAGACGTTGTTCCGGTTGCTTGGCTTTTTGATTGATGCGGGTAAGGGCGTTGTTCGCACTACCTTGGAGGACATTGCCGACAATCAGGGCAACATGCCGGTTGGCACCCAGTTGGCGCGAATTGAGCAGGGCATGATTGTATTCAATGCAATTCACGCTCGGCTGCACGATGCGATGGGTCGCACGCTGAAGGTTCTGCATCGTATCAATGCGATGTATTTGGAGAACGAGGAGGTCAAGGACGAGACTGGCGAGTTGCTGGTCAAGCGGTCTGACTTCTTGGGCCCGATGGATGTGGTTCCGGTTTCGGACCCCAACATTTTCTCTGAAGCGCAGCGATTTGCTCAGGTTCAGGCGCTTAGTCAGCGTGCAGCGGCTCTTCCGCAGGTTTACAACATTCGCAAGGTTGAAGAGCGCATTTTGAAGCAGTTGCGCATTCCGAATGTTAAGGAGTTGCTGATACCTGCTCCTGAGCCCAAGGAGATGAATGCGGTCAACGAGAACGTGGCTGCGTCTTTGGGTCGTCCGATTACTGCATTTCCGGAGCAGGATCATCTTGCGCACTTGCAGGTGCATTTGGACTACCTGACTTCTCCGATTCTGGGCAGTTCGATGTTGATGGCCCCGCAGTTTATTCCGTTGGTTTTGAATCACATCAAGGAACACATTGCGCTGTGGTATGCCACGCATATTTTTGAGGTGGCTTCTTCGGCTGCGGGTCAAGACATCAGCGAGTTCCAGAAGATCAAGAGCACGGAAGTGAAGAAGGAGTTGGATCAGCTTCTGGCGGCGACGAGTCAGCGTGTTGTTCCGGATGCGGCGCGGGCCTTTGGTGCTATTCCGCAGATCGTTCAGCAGGCTGTTGGCATGTTGCAGCAGTTGCAGGGCATGAGCGCCCCGCAGGATCCGAAGGTACAGGCTCAGATGGCCGAAGTGCAGCGCAAGGCGTCGGCAGATCAAGCCAATATCGCGGTCAAGCAGGCCGAGTTGCAGTTGGCGCAGGCCAAGTTGCAGCGTGAGGTTCAGGACTCTGCCCAGCGTCAAGAGACGAATATGCAGCGCGAGATGGTCAAGCAGGACCGGCTGGATAAGCGTCAGGCGGCGGAACTTGAGGTCAAGTTGGTTACGAACCGTGAGGACAACGATACGGCGAAGCAGATTGCCGCGATGGAAACGATCACGGGTGAGAAGGTTGGGGTTTCGACGGGTACAGGCATTAATCCTTAAGAGGTGATTTATGGCAAACGACTATATGAACCAGCACAAGATGATGGCCATGGGTGTCAACGTGTCTGG